ACCATCACAGTGGAGATGGCTGGTGAGCCTCCCCGCTTCGACAAGTCCCAGGTGGACTACTTGAAGAAGGTCTTCCAGATCGGAGGGCCGTGCCCCTTCCTGGTGCGGTCCCAAGACGATGCTACTGCGGTGGTAGCCTGGACGAGCATGGACCAGGGCCAGCGCGAAGTGATCGCCCACATCGAGAACCTCATCGCCAACCAGAAGGGCGCCATCTAGTATGTGCATCTCAACTCCCAAGGTAGGCGCCACGAATGTCCCCGCGCCCACGGACGCCTCGGCCGGCTCGCTCACGCTGGGCTCCGCTTCCATCGCCGGTAGGAACACAGGTGTCCTCGGCCGGCTCGCCCTGACAGGTGGCCAGCGTTCGGCCCGTGCGGTCTCCAATGAGGGAGCACCAACACCAACAGCCGGTAGCGACTCCTCGGGCACCCCGGGTGGCACCATCGGTCTCCCCTCCAACTATCTCGGTAAGGCCATCTTCGGCGGATTGAAGCCCAAGCCGTGAGCAACCAAGAAGCGAGTACCGGCAACATCAACGGTGGGAAGCAAAGCCTGAAGGCGGCCAACCGATACAACGCCCTGAAGGCTGACCGTGAGCCCTTCCTAGTGCGGGCGCGGAGATACTCCTCGCTTACCATTGGTAGCCTTTTCCGGAACGAGGGCGACAACGGTAGCACGGAAACTCCGGAAGCTTGGCAGTCCTTCGGCGCCTACTGCATCAACTCGCTGGCGTCCAAGCTGGGTCTAACCTTGTTCCCTCCCGGCATCTCCCCCATCACGCTTGACCCCGCCAAGTCCACCATTAAGGACCTGATGGATCTGGCCGGTGATGAGAAGGCCAAGGGCGATCTCCTGGTGGCCATCGAGAAGGGCCTCCGCGAGAGCGAGGTGGAGTTCACCAAGGCGATAACCCAGGACATGGACTCGGCGGTGTTCGTCAAGGGCGCCAAGTTCCTCCTCGTTGGTGGCAACTACGGGTTCCAGCAATATCAGGACGCGACTTGGCGGGGCATCCCGTTGGAGTCTTACGTGAACCTACGCGATGGCCAGGGCAATCTCCTGGAGTTCGTCATAGAGGATAACCTTGTGTGGGACACCCTACCGAAGGCGATCCGAGAGTACCTTGAACAGGTGCGCCCCAAGGAGAAGAACGCCACGGACGGCACCGAGCAGCCGGCCTACAAGGTCGCCCTCTATACCCACGGTGTCCTCGAAGAGAGCGGCGACTGGGAGATCTACCAAGAGTGCTGCGGCTACCGCATCCCGAACACCTCGTGGACCTACAAGAAGGAGTTCCTCCCGTTCCTGTTCGTCCCGTTCAACCTCCTCCCGGGTGAAAACTATGCGCGGGCCTATGTGGAGGACTATGAGAGCGACCTCCAGGGACTCGATGGTGGGGAAGAGATCCTTACGGAAGGCACCGCCGCTGGCGCCCTGTTGATCCGCCTGGTGAAGCCCGGCGGGGTCACCAATAAGGAGGCGCTCGCCAAGGCCCGCAACGGTGCGGTCATCACCGGGGATGGCAACGATGTGTCCGTCCTCCAGACAAACAAGAACGGCGACTTCCAGGCGTTGGAGAAGCGCGTGGAGTCCAAGGAGAGCCGGCTTGCTCGGGCGTTCCTGTTGAACTTCTCCGTGCAACGCCAAGGGGAGCGCGTCACTGCGGAAGAGATCCGGTACTTGGCGCAAGCCCTTAATGAGCAACTCGGCTCGCTGTACCTGGAGTTGGTGAAGACCTTCCAGAAGCCGTGGGCTACTCTCAAGATGGCGGCCCTGATGCGGAACGGCCGGATGACGCCGCTCCCAAGGAAGCAGGTTAACGTCCAGATGGCGACCGGCGCGGCTGCTCTCTCGCGGCAAACCGAGTTGCAGAACCTCGATGACCTCACCATGCCGCCGAACCCTGAGATGCAGAAGCAGGCCGCCGTAGTGATTGACCCGGTGGTGTACTTCCGCCAGCGCGCGATCAAGCTGGGCATCCGCATGGACGGCCTCGTGAAGACGCAGGAACGCATTGACCAGGAGAACCAGGCCGCCCAGCAATCCGCGATGATGCAGCAAGCCACCCCAAATCTTATCAAGGCCGGTGCAGATCTTTCCGGCAAAGCCATTGACCACGCTTCAAATATGGAGCAGATTAGCGCCGAGCAATCGGCATCACCGCAGGAGACACCCGCCTAATGTACACCTACACCAACCGCCGCTTCACTTCCTCCATCATGGCCAGGCTCATGGGCTCCGCTTGCTTCATCACTGCGAACCCCGATGGTAGCGTCACCCCCACGGGTGAACCGATGACTGTCACTGTGGGTGGTGAGGTCGCCTCGCAAGGCCCGGTGAAGGAAGTCTCCTCGAAGGACGCGCCGGCCGACCCCCACGCTCCCCCTGAGACGGACGAAGCCAAGGCGGCCCGAGTCACAGCGGAGCGCGCGGCGATGTCCCCTGAAGAGCGTCAGGCGGCGGAAGCCAAGGACGCGGAGGATGCCGCCGAGGTGACCCGCCGTGCGGCCCTCACCGAGGAAGAGCGCGCTGCGGAAGACAAGGCGAAGGAAACCGAAGCGGCGAACGCCGAGGCCGAAGCCAAGAACAAGGCATGGGCCGAGCGCGACACCGCCAAGGACGTGCCCGTTTCGGAGGAGCAGAAAGCCCAGATCGCCAAGCTGGCCAAGACCCCCGAGCAGATCGCCGCGATGGAGGAGTTCACCCTCGAAACGAACACCACCAACGATCTGTCCCCCGCGAGCCGCGCCAAGGCCGCCGCGCTATGGAACGTCACCCCGGAGATGGTGGACCAGTACGTGGCCTCGGTGATCGCCCAGAATAAGGGTGTGGTCGAAGGCGCCGCCCAGTACGATGACACCAGCGAGGACCGCTCCAAGTGGTCTCCCCAGTTCACCGCCGCGTTGACCGAGCGCCTAGATGCTCTCTATGAGGTCGCCGGGGGTGAGGACAACTGGAACCAGTTCTCGGCGTGGGCCAATGAGAACATGCCGCCGAAGGCTCTCCAGGCTCTCCAGGATGCGATCTCCGCGAGCGCCGTGGTGGGGGCGACCGTTGCAAAGACGATGATCGCTCGCTGGCAGGCGGAAGGCAACGGGGGTGGTCCGGTGGATCTGTCCCGTGGTACGGGCACCGCCCCGAAGGCCCCGACCGCTGCGGTCCAACCCTTCGCCTCCAAGGCCGAGCAGAACGCCGCGATCAATGACCCGCGCTATGCCAAGGACAGCGCCTATCGTGCGACCGTGGATGCTCGCATGGTGGCGTCCTCCTTCCAGGCCGGACAGGAGCAGCGCATCGGCGCCATGATGTAACAGCCCCAACGGGCTTCCCTCTTCCGGTCCCTGCCACAGGCTCTCAGGGGTGCCGGTTTGTTTAACCCCCTTAGAGCCGACAACGTGACGGAGTGCTTCAATGGCAAATGCCAATCCCAACAGAGTGGGCCAGATCAACCTCGCGGGCGACCCGCAGGCCCTTTTCCTCAAGGTGTTCTCTGGTTTGGTCCAGAACGCCTACGACATGGCCACCATCTACGGTGACAAGGTTTCCAACCGCACCATCGCCAATGGCAAATCGGTGCAGTTCCCGACCACCGGCCTGGCGGGCGTTCGCTACCATACCCCGGGCAGCGAAATCACCGGGCAGACCATCCCGATGGCCGAGAAGCTGATCCTGCTGGACGACCGGCTGATCTCGGATGTGTTCATCGCCGCGATTGACGAACTGATGAACCACTACGAAGTGCGCTCCAACTATGCCCACCAGATGGGCCAGGCGCTGGCTCGCTTCGATGACCAGAACATCAGCCGCATCATCCACAACGCCTCCTACGCTGCGGCTACCGTCACTGGTGGACAGGCCGGGCGCCAGATCACCGATGCAGACTTGGCGACGGACGGCCAGAAGATTTGGGCCGCTGTGTTCAATGCCGGCGTGGGCCTGGACCAGAGCAACATCCCGCAACAGGGCCGCGTGGCGATCCTGGACCCGGTGCGTTACGCCCTGGCGCTGCGCTCGGAGAAGCCGATCAACACGGACATCAATCCGGGTGGTAACGGCTCGCTGGCTTCCGGTCGTCTCAATCTCATCAACGACATCCCGCTGTACAAGACCAACAACATGGCGCAGACGGATGATCGCACCAACGCCATGATGCCGGCCTCACGCCAGCACGACTACAGCACCATGCTGGGCCAGGTGTTCCACAACTCGGCGGCCGGTACTGTCACCTTGCAGGGCTTGACCATGCAGATGATGGAAGACATCCGCCGTCAGGGTCACCTGATGATCGGCAAGCTGCTGAAGGGCTACGGCGATCTGCGTCCCGAAGGCGCCTACAGCCTCCAGACTGCGGCGCGCGCCGGCTAACCTGGAGTTCCATACCACTACTGCTAGGGGGTTGACCGCGTGGTTGACCCCCTACAGGTGGTGTGTTTCCATTGTCCATAAAGCCTCCGGCCTCCCTGAAGTCATCCCCCTAGAGCCCCTCCCTTAGGAGCCACCTAGGGGAGCCCCTTTAGGATCCCCTCCTCGGGGTTAGCACCCCTTAATTAAGAGGACTACCCAGCCATGCCCTTTGGTCTCCCCGATACGGTAGTCTCCTCAGAGTTAGATGCGGTCAACCTGGTGATGTTCGCCAAGGGTCTCGACCAAGTGACCTCCATAGACCTCAATGACGCCGAGATTGCTGGCGCTGCGTTCCTGCTCAATGCGGTGGACATCGAGGTGCAATCTAAGGGTTGGTTCTTCAATAAGGACTACGCCCTGGAGTTAGCCCTAGACGCTTCCTCTGAGATCCCACTCCCCGAGGGTGTCCTAGGGGTCTCCTCCAGTTATTGGAACTATGGGTGTAAGACCATCGCGGAGCGCGGTGGCAAGCTGTGGGATCTCTACAACAAGACCTCCGTATTCTCGGTCCCCGTCACGGTGGACATCACGGTGAGGCAAGCCTTCACGGATCTGCCCCAGGTGGCCCGCACCTACATCGCCACCCTCGCCGCCCACCGCGCGCAAGGCTTGGATCGTGGGGTCGCCACATCCGCCCAGTTCACCTCCCAGATG